ACATTGGTAGTCACTGCACAAGAAGACTTGGCGGAATTGTCTCGCAAAAGTGGGTTGTGAACACCCTGTATGAAGAGGGAATCAAGTTCGGTAACCTTCTGACCACCGACCCAGAGTTGGAAGACTGTTGGGTTAGAGGCACCGGCAGAGAAAAACCCTGTAGTGTTTGTAGCGGTGTTGGAGATACTTTTGTTTTCAACCCATATGTAACTCAAAAGATCACCCTTGGATCTAATTGGAATGGTAACTTCGTTGCCAGAACCAAACGTACCGATGTAATCCATACGCTCTGGCTTTATCGAAAAATTTGTGTGTCGTTTATAGTTTTGTCGAAAGAAACTGACCTCGGGCTGACCAGTGATGTACACATCCTGAGCACCTTTACTTACAAGGTCAATCAAGGCGGCTGACATTTTACTAATATAGCATATTAAAATTTTGGCTCGATATTTCCACAACAAGAAAATGGTATTATTTCAAGCACTTACATGGGAATCACGTGATACCGAAGACGAACATCTTATCAGTATATTTGGTAAGACTGGTGAAGGAAAATCTGTATGCCTCACAACTGCATTCACACCTTATTTTTTTGTAAAACTTCCAGATAAAATTGACGCTGCAAAAATTCGTAGAATTTATAACATTCTCGATGAAAAGTGTAAAGATTCCTTGATTGCATATTCTATAATGAAATCAAAAGATGTTTGGGGTTTTCAAAACAACGAAGAGTTTGCGTTTATGAAAATTAATTTCAAACATCTTCAGGCTCGGCGCCTTGTGGATTCATTTTTAAGGAGGCCACTTGATGTATCTTCAGAACTTTTCAACATTTTTGGTGTGAGAACTGTAAAAGTATATGAAGCGAATCTCGATCCAGTACTACGCCTGATGCATCGAACAGGAATCCAATCCACTGGGTGGCTGGATACTGGGGATAAGTGTATTCGTTCAAACATCGCCCGAGTTGATCTTGATCTCTTCTGTAACGACTGGACAACACTCAAACCTGTTGCAAGGGATGATATCGCTCCATTTGTTGTGGCTTCTGTAGATATTGAATGTAATAGTTCTACAGGTAAATTCCCTGATGCGTGCCGAGCTGGAGACGCATGCTTTCAAATAGCAATTTCCCTGTGTAAATTTGGTTCCGATGAGCCATATGACAAGACGTGTTTCTGCTATAAGAAGACGGATCCCAACTTGGAAGGTTCTACAATCTTGAGTTACGAAACCGAGAGGGAAATGCTGCATGCATTCCAAAAACACCTCCATAAAAAGGATGTTGATATCATCACCGGTTGGAATATATTTGGTTTTGATTTGGAGTATATATACAGACGTGCGCAGATCAATACGTGTCACCCAGAGTTCTTCAATATGGGTAAATTGAAAGACACGGAGTCGGAACTTGTCATTAAGAAACTCTCGTCAAGTGCTTTGGGGGACAATCTCCTGAAGTTACTTCCAATGTCGGGGCGCTTCATTTTTGATATGTTCCATGAAGTAAAAAAAGGCTATAAATTGGATAGCTATAAATTGGACAATGTATCTAAGTTATATTTGGGGGATCAAAAAATTGATATGGCACCAAAGGAGATGTTTGCGCGCTACAGAGAGGAAGATCCTGTAAAATTGCGCGAGGTTGCGGAATACTGTATTAAGGATACACTTCTTCCACATCGCCTGATGAAAAAGCTTTGTACTCTTCTGAATATGATAGAAATGGCGAAAGCAACGTGGGTACCAGCAAATTTCCTTGTGGAGAGAGGGCAGCAGATTAAAGTATTCAGTCAACTCACGAAGAAGGCGAGAGAATTGGGATTCATGGTTCCAACAATTCGCTGGGGAACTATCCCCGAAGAACCCTATGAGGGAGCTACAGTTCTTGAAGCACAAAAAGGTGCGTATTATACACCGATTACTGCTCTCGACTTCGAGGCGCTGTATCCGTCAATCATGATGGCTGATAACTTATGCTATTCATCCTATGTCAGGGATGATAAGAAGTATGGTGCAATTCCTGGAATCACATATGAAACTTTCAATGTTGGTGACCGAATTTATAAGTTTGCACAGGGTGTTCCGAGTCTATTACCGGAAATTCTCCGAGAATTGAAGACGTTCCGTAAACAAGCCAAAAAGGATATGGCTGCGGCTACTGGTTTTGCGAAGGAGGTGTATAATGGTAAACAGCTTGCCTACAAAATTTCTATGAATTCTGTGTATGGATTTACGGGCGCCGGGAAGGGTATCCTTCCCTGTGTCCCCATTGCATCTACAACGACATGCAGGGGGCGCGAGATGATTGAACAAACGAAGGCTTATGTTGAAAAGAACTTCCCGGGGTCAAAAGTACGGTATGGAGATACTGATAGTGTAATGGTTGAATTTGATGTCGGGAATCGTAAAGATGAAGAAGCTGTTGCCTATAGTTGGGAAGTTGGTGAGAGAGCTGCAGAAGAATGTAGCGCTCTTTTTAAAAAACCGAATAATCTTGAGCTAGAGAAGGTGTATTGGCCTTATTTCCTCTATAGTAAAAAGCGATATGCCGCTAAATTATGGACAAAGGGCAAGGATGATAAAATGCATATGGATTATATCGATGTGAAGGGTCTCCAGGTTGTTCGGCGTGATAATACACCTCATTTGCGGGAGTGTTGTAAGGAACTCTTAGATGTAGTTCTCACGTCAAGTAACCCTGGTCCACCAATGGAATTGGCCAAAGAGAGGGCAATTGAACTCCTTTCGGGTGATGTCCCCGATCATAAGCTTGTGTTGAGTCAGGGTCTTTCAGATAGTTACAAGGTTAACGGTGTGAGTGTATCTATAACTGCATATGACGACAAAGCTGGAAGATTTTTGAGTGAGGATATCAATCAATCTCATGTTCAGGTTTTTAATAAAATGCGCCACAGAAAGCCTGGATCGGAACCACAGTCGGGGGATCGTGTACCATACCTGATTACGAAGACCCAGAACCCCAAAGCCAAGGCGTTTGAAAAATCTGAAGACCCAAAATACGTTGAGGAGAATAACATAGCAATTGACTATCATTACTATTTTCTTAACAAATTCTTGAAACCAATCTGTGATCTTCTCGATCCGTTATATGAGAATGTTAAGGAAGAAATATTTGGGGAGATTATTAACAAACACAAACCACCAAAACCAAAGCGTGAGCCTGCCCTCAGTACTATGAAGAAGGCTGATCTCGTTGCGGAATGTCAGCGTCTCGGTCTCGAGGACACAGGAACCCTGGTGATATTGCGAGGACGCCTTAAGGATGAGAGGTTGGCAAAACAAGGATCCGTTGAAGACCTATTTAAAAACTATGAGCTATCACAAGGTAAGGATGAGTCTACATGAAAAAATTACAAAGATTGTCGAGGAGGAACTGGAGGATAGAGTCAATGCAATTCTCAATGAATATGCCGTAAAAATTTCAAAAAAGCATGCGATACCATTGGAACATCTGCTGAAAGATATACCCAGTTCATTTGTGAGTACGATATGTAAAGGGACAAAGTCGAACGGTCAACGTTGTACTTTTAGGGCTCTTTTCAATGGCTATTGTCGTCATCACAAAACTCAGGGTGAACGGATATGTCCACGTGTAATGTCAAGTTCTAACCTACATAACCATGGCCCGGAACAGATGTTTGTAAAGGGATGTCCAGGGTGTGAATCTTCGAAGGAGCTTATAGATTTGAATCCCATCATTTATTAATGAACAAGAGTGATATTCTACTAACTTCCATAAACAATTTTTATACCAATGAAAAGAATAGAACCAAACTACTGACAATTTTAGATAAAACGAGTGGCATTTCCTTGCGGAATTTGGAGTGGTTTATTACAAATTATTCCAAAAAGAATCATACATCTTACACGACAAGTGACGGCAAACTTTTCACTGTACATTGTGCATATAAATCAAGTCTTGACGGGTATAGTAAAAAACTATTTGACCCCTTTTGCCGATCCGAGAAGTTTTCTTATGCCATACCCGGGTCATCTCATGAAATTCAAACGACTTTGGCGCAATTAAATTTCATCAAATGGTGTATCAAAAACAACATTATCGATTATATCAAAGAGAATAAAGTTGACTTATTTAGTAAGCAAACGACATAAACCCTTTGTCAAATACCATTGTTTGATATCCGGTGTAGTACATATGTAATGTATATTTATCTTGGTTTATATTTACAAGAGATGTATCCAACTCAACTTCTATCGCCGTTTTATCAGATTGTATACCACTGAAATCCAAATTCCCCGATGGCTCCACATTCACCGGATTCATCGAGAAACTATAAGTGTATATATTCCTAATGGGCCTCGATAATCTTTTTTGAGATGGAATGAGATATTTGTAATAGTTGTGACCCGTGCTTGAAACATTTGGCATTTTATTACCATTGATGTAGAAGCTCCCAGACTTCATTACCGGTGAGAAAAACGTATACGTTTGGTCAAAGTTTACATTCGAAGAAAAGTTGAACCGATTGTGTATCAAATATTCACCATCTTCAGATGGAATCGGATTACCCGTTGAAACGTCCTCGTCCTCAAACTTTGTATTTCTTAAAAACCAGTGGATGCATTTAACTGGAATATTTGGTACGAGATTATTTCGTATTGTACTTTTACCTTCATCACTTTCAGTAGTTGGATGTTTACGAACAAAGTCTGTAATAATTGTCTGCCTTTCCTTCATCATATAAATTCGCTCGTCACCGGTAACAGTGATTTCTTCTGTGATGATATCTAAAAATGGTAGTTCAAGTGTTTTTGACGTGTCCGTAAAAAACGTTTGCTTGTGAAATTCAAACGCAAACTCGATCTTTTGTTTGTATATGGCACATAAAGGAAAATATGGTCTGTTTGGGCTGTTTGAACTATATTCATCAGACGAATATTTTCTCGTAAAGAAGAATTGTAATGGTATCACAAGATCCGATTCAAACTTTGCATAGTTAGGTAAAGATTCTGAAGCATCAAAACCAAGGTTTCTATTTACAAGAAATCTATTTGCTACCTTTTCCGACATTTCCAGATAAAGCTCGTCGTAGATAATCCCCCAATCATCATGAATTTTCTCAACCTCAATGTCGTCAACAAACATTGTCACGCTTTTAAGAATATGCCTCCCCAATTGATCCGCGTAATTTTCACTTGTATTTGTATTTAATGCAGGCATTGTTATACTCAAGTACATATTACTCAAGAGATCCCCCATATTTTTGGGCTCAAACTGAACTTTTACTGTCTGGGCAAATGGCCAATTTTGTACCTGACCAGGATTTAACACGCGCTTACTTCGATGATATTTTCTGAAATCTGTGTGCCTTTTATTTTCTGTATAATTAAAGAATGACTCGTCTGGATCTTTGGAAAGCAAGTAGGTGTCTTGCTTCCCAATAGCCTTAAGCGAAATTTTCGCAGCTTCACCCATATCTATCTATTGCCTACATATTTTTAATATCCATTTTCCACATATCAATGTGTGAGGTATTTTTCATGATTTCAAGTTCTTCCCTCGCTTGTTTCGATTCTCTGAGAAGTTCTCGCACACATTCTTCCGTATATTGGACAGTCTTGATATTGAGGAGATAGTCGTGCGTGCCATTGATTTTAGGAAAGATACCACCCAATTGTCTCTCAAGGTCATCCTTTTTTCTCTTGAATACAATGATTTGTCCCTCGATAACCATTGTCACGAATCTTGATTTGTACCCACACATCTTTGACCTAACTTCAAGTACCTTGATAAGATGTTCTCTTCTCTTCTTGTAGTGTTCAATGCGGAGATCCACAAAGTCTTTTAGGATTTCTTCGGGACTTGAGTACTTGTATATACCCTTGATTGGATGAAAAAGATGCATATTTGAGGTATGAAAACTCTTTCGCAACTTGAGATCTTTTAAAACATCTTTACCTCTGTATCCCATAATTTCAAAGTCAACATCTTCCGTTGTTGAATTATTTGTGAAACCCGAAATGACCTTCTTATCTACAAGGGTTTCTAGGTATTCCTTGTAATCTTGAGTCCAGCGCCCCGGTGGAAGTTCTGTAATTTTGAGACGCGACCCAGTATCTCTCCACACACCTTCGGTGATCCAGGTACCATCTTCCCTGAAAATTTTACCCTTAAAACCTCTGAACCACGGACTCATATCCTTGAATGCATGTCCATCCAATGCCCTTTGGATATTCTTCTTGATATCACTGGGGTTAAATGGTGGGACATAGCAACTAAAACCCGTACCGATACCCTCTGTGCCGTTTATAAGCACCATTGGGAGAGTTGGCATATAGAAGTCTGGTTCAATAGATCTCCCATCGTCATCGAGGTAATTAAGTATGGGATCATCCCGTGGATCAAAGATTTTACGAGCCTCTTTGGTCAATCTTGTGAAAATATACCTCGTTTGTGACGCATCTTTGCCACCCATAAGACGAGTACCAAACTGACCACAAGGTTCAAGAAGATTGATATTATTTGAACCGGTATAATCATTTGCCAATTTGACAATCGTATCCGCGAGGGATACCTCGCCATGGTGATACGCAGACTTTTCCGCAACATACGCAGCCAATTGCGCCACTTTCATTTCATCTCTGAGATTCTTATGAAAGCAGGCGTACATTACTTTCCTTTGTGAGGGTTTGAGACCATCTGCCATATGAGCAATGGATCGCTTCAGGTCGGCCAGACTGAAATTGACCAGGTCTTTCCGGACAAAGTGGGTAATACTCAGGTTTTTGATAGACCCGTAGGGAACTTCCAACTCTTTGGGGTGCTTTGCTGTACTCTCCAAAAGCCAGGACTTTCTATCATCAGCCTTCTTCTTGTCAAAGGCGAGAATTACAGACTTATCCGTCATAATATCCATGTCAAACTTTACCGTCAAATCCCGAATCTTCTTGAAATACTCCCGAGCCTCGGCGGAGGTTGATGTACCAAGACCCTTGTAGTATTTGATTTTCCAACCGGGTTGTCCGTTACCGTACCATTCCCTGAAAGAGGAGTCTGTATAGAATGACTTTGACTGACCACCCTTAGATGCTTTGATGATTGGTGTCACCATAGACACAACAAATCCCAGTTTGAGAAGCGATGGCCAAAAGTAATGAATCATATTGAGAATCAGACCCTTGATATGCGACCCGTCATTATCAGCATCTGTCATGATCATAAGACGGCCATAACGAAGTTCGGAAACATCTTGATAATCCCTGCCTTGTTGAAGACCCAAAATCTTTTTGAGATCATTGAACTCTTGGTTTGATGTGAGCTGTGCTACAGAAGCGTCGCGAACATTCTTACATTTTCCGCGGAGAGGGAACACCCCATAATGATCCCTCCCAACGACCGAAAGACCAGCGACCGCGAGGGTCTTTGCCGAATCACCCTCTGTAACAATGAGAGTACACTTTCCAGATTGCGCCGTACCCGCCTTATTCGCATCATCCAACTTGGGAATACCTGTAATTTTGGACTTGCGGGTGCCGTCGGTCTTCTTTAGTTCCCTCATCTCCTTAAACTTTGAGAGTGCTGTGAGTTCGTCTTGAATACCAGTCTTTAGGGCATTCTTCACAAAGTTTTTGGGTGGTTCAAACCTACTCCCAAAGTCTTGTACTTTTGAGGTACATTCCGATTTGACCTGGCTTGAGAAGGTTGGATTCTCAAGGGTTGCCCTCACAAAGATGTTGAAAGTGTTCTTCACCTGTTGAGGTTTCAACTTGATTTTCTTTGCCATCTCATCGATGATACCTGACGCAATGTAAGATGCTACATGATCCACATGTGTTCCACCCTTCGTTGTAGATATACCATTCACAAAAGACACTTGTTCAAGGCCATTCTCCGACGGGCCAATACACGCCGACCAACGATCAGTTGTTACGGAACATACATTTGTCACACCTTCATGCATCTTGGCATACGCCTCAAAAGAAGTCTTGGGGAGGACTTCCCCTTGAAACTTAACTTTACAATTGGATGTTGTACAAATGTTCGCATCCCATACCCGTTTCTCAAATATTTTATAGATTGCGGCATCCATATTCTTCATACCAAACCTTCTCCAATCGGGAATAAAAGTGACTGAGACCGAAGAAGTTGAAGCAGAATGCTTCTTAATTTTTGGTGGGTGACATACCGTCATATTGTTGTTCCATTTTTGTGTATAGTGCTGCTTTGTCTCACCATCCTTAATCACAATCGAAAATTCCGATGAGTAGATATTGGTCAATTTTGCACCATATCCATTTCGGCCACCCACGATTCGCTTCTTCGTATCATCATAATTTGTACTCGTAAGAAGATGACCAAATGTAAGTTCGGGATTCCAAATACCCTCCTTTTCATGCATACGCACACCTATGCCTCCGAGAGGTCCATTATTTTCAATGGTGATGGTACCAGCCTCCTTGTCTATATTCACCGAAATGTTCGTAACACTCTTTGAGTGTACAGAATTTCGATCAATTGCATTGACAAGAATTTCGTCAAATATTTTGAGTAAAGCTGGGGAATAGTTGACATTTTTCTTCTTGAATTTATTATCAGTTTTATGGTGAATCCAGTATAACTCGGAACCCAAGTCTACCGGTCCGACATATGAGTCGGGCCTCTTAAGGACGTGTTCAATGTGAGTAAGTTTTTGAATACTCTCACCCATCCCTCTTTAATTTTGAACGTCTCAATTCTTTAGTTAGGTTTATTCTCCTTCAAAATCAAATAAAAGTTTTCGACCCAGGCTTTCAATTCATCTCTTGTAATGGCGAATGTTTTAGGCCTAACAAACTTAACTGCCCCAATTTGTCGGAGAGAATCTATCCTTGGGTTGTATTTTATGGGTGGATTCATGTAACAACATTTACACACGCGTAAACCCCTCAGGTTATGTTTATTATTAAGTTCAAATGGTGGAACTGTCTGACGAAGGTACATATCAAATAGACGAAGTTCCCAAGCTCTCACAGATTTGTAGTACGGATTGAGAGGCGCCAGACAGAAGTGACATAAATACTTCCATTTTATTTTCATGCTTATAAATAGAAGATGGCTTATCTTTATCTGATAGCTATAATTTTTGTACTTTATCTTATGATGAAAAATAAGACTAGGGGTATTAATAAGGCCATCGAAAAGCTCGTGAGACAGTCAGCCCGTTATGCTGTAGCTGCTCAACAGGACGAGTCGCCGGTTATAGCTATACTCCACGCCAACTATGCGTCGGCCTATTTCTATGCCCTCAAAGAGTTTGCTACCGATTCACAAATTCATAACGCGACTGGTATAGATGTCAGAAAGTTCAAGGAGCATATAACAAATGTTCAAGATATGGTGACCAAGAAGACTTCTGCAAAGTGTCCAGAATTTGTCGGTGAAGTTGACGTCTACCTGGCTGAAATTGGCGGAGAGGCTTAAAATAGAGGTAATATAACATTCCATGTATGATTATGTGGTTGTTACACAACCAAACAAACACATTGTTTTGGGTGTAAATGATAACCGCCCGAAACCCGAAACTGAAACTATAATACAAATTACGGAAACCCACAGGGATAATGACTATGCCTTGAGAAGCATTATTGGGGTCATTATTGGTACAGTAATGTTTATGGTAATCGGAATCATGTATATATTATTACTAACCTAAGTCGTCTCCAAAACACCAAATAATCAAATTAAAAATGGAAGTCATTCGCGATACTATGTGGTCTACCTGCCTCGCCAATGCGGTAAAAATGTACCGTCTTGGCGAACCAAATGAAAAGTGTTATAGGTTGGCGGATGCAACTTGGAGATGTAAGATGGCATATGTGAAACATGAAAACACAAGAAAGAATTCTTCGGTTATTGTCCTTGACACACTACCAAAGGAAAATGCACCCGAACAGCGCACATCACATAAAATTTGTTGTGCAACGACAATGACCGGTAAGCCTTGTCGCTTCAAGGCTGTATGTGGTGACTACTGCCGCAAGCACCAAGTCACCTCGTCAAAGATCGGAGATAAAGTGGATGTGAGTGACCTTCTCAGCAAATTAGATGGAATTAAAATCCGATAGTATTGTAAACAGTATGTTAGATCAGGATACTCTTAGACCCGTGGTAATAGCGATGGCTCTCTACCTCGCCCTCGCAATTCTTACTCCTCGCATTTTTAAGAAACCAACCGGTGTGAAAGTTCTCGATGAAATTATCATGTCCTTTATCACACAAAGAGGTTCATTAATGAGTGGAACTATTATTATTGGCATCGTTGTTCTCGGTACCAATTACATTCAGGATGAATTCTTGTAAGATGTTCTCCTTACCAACTAATTTTTTTGTGTATTCGTGATCCATATACCGAAGCTTCTTAGTATACGCATCCTTCATGAATTCCGAGAGTTGGGTGGGATCTGGTCTACCCCAGGTCATTCCCCGTTTGAATAGGAAATCATCCCTTTCCAACTCTTCAAGTTCACAATCAATTGTGTATGGCGTCTTCACATATTCGGGAGATCCACCGTAATTTGTGATGATTACAGGTTTGTCTCGTAGTGCTGCCTCTACTGGACCCATACCAACACCTTCAGATTTTGAAAAACTCACATAACAGTCACAGCGGTTGTGGAGTTTATCCATTTCTTCATCTGATATGAGTCCATTAATAATTTCAACATTTGGAAGATTGATTTCAACATTTGAGTTACAGGTCGCTTTCACAACTAACCGTGTATCTGGCTTATTTAGACGCACAAACGCCTCCAATATTCCACGGAAATTTTTTCTATCGTCCATTATATTTCCAATATGGTAAAATGTATATGGTGTTGACGGTGGTGGAATATGTGCATGAATAATGTAAAACTCGTTTTCTGGGAATTGTCTGGAGAGAACTCTTTTACAAAACTCACTTGGAACCGCGACCCTCTTTGTTTCTTTCATGATGAGGCCGTAGTCTTCGTGTACAGTCTCTGTTTCACACACAGTCATTATTGCCAGATTCTTAATTCTAGACCTCACATATTTCATATAATCTATGTGGGGTTTGATTGGTAACAGGAAAAGAAGTCCATGTTCACTTTCCGGGATCTTAGTACCTATCTGTTGGTATGTGGATTTGTCAAATATCTTCGTATATTTGTATGCATGTTGACCTATCCCACTATTGAGCGGTCCTCCAATGACGATCATCTGGTATAAAGAATAATGTTGCTTTTATATATATTAATATGAATCCAACGCTTCTACGCAAAGAGATTGAAGATGAAATGCAGCGAACGCGTCTTGATAAGACTCGTCTTTATGAGCTTATTCTGAAAATTGTTGATTCTGGTGCGGGTGGTGGAGGTTCTCAGGGCCCAGCGGGACCAGCCGGACCAGCCGGACCAGCCGGACCTGTCGGACCTGCCTGTAAATGCAAGTCCGAGTCGGCGACACCCGCCGCCGCGGCGCCCAAGAAGACCGTCGCCAAAAAGACGACTACCAAGAAGACTACCGCCACCAAAAAGGCGACAGAATAAATATTCGTAATCAAAATATCTTTACATTTACTCAGGCAGTTCAAACATCTGTGTTAGTAAATTGTCACATTTATTGTATTATTTGGGGAGAAGGAGTCGAACGATTCACAGACCAAATGAAACCCCCAAAAATGGTTACCAATATACATAGAAGTAATCCAAAGGGATACTTCTTTTTTGGTTCTTCGGGTGGGATATCGGGTAAACGACGTACATTTTGGTTGAGTGCATCCATTTTTACAAGCAAGCTCTGCAATAGTTGTAACATTTGTTGATCTTTGTCTCTCGGTTTTTCTTTTACATTTACCGTCGCAATTTCAAGAATCATATACCATTTAGAATCGGGTTTTAACTTAACGTAATCACCGTCGTCTTGTTCTTCGTATATACTGAAGTTCAATTTTTTAATGGATATGGGATTGAAATAATTTGTCTTTTGTTGGAATCTCCGCCATTGCTTATCACGGAGAATGGTCGTCGATGTTTCCGTGAAATGACGTTCAAGTGGAATTCTAGCTAAAATCTGTCCATTCCTTTCATCCAGAATCTGAGAGGATTTAGGAATGTCTGGGCACACAACATCAACATATTTGGGGACGTTTGATACAGAACTGGCGGGTTCTGGTTCAAATATCTGAACAAAGCCCCCGTTTTGAATACTCCCCGCCACGACCATATCACCCGTAAGATCCATGCTCATGGTTCTACCGAGTTGGTCTCCAGTTTCTCCGTAATATGCATCATTTACTAAAGTCCACGTGTTTGATATGGTTTTATAGTCAAGCATCTTGACATAACCCCTTTTAAGTAGAGAATTGACGTCTTGAATTGCACCCACCGCTATTCGGCTTCCGTTTCCAGAGAGTGCGACAGAGTGGCCAAGTTTATCTTTTGTATTTTCACCCAAAATATCGGCACCACGTTGTTCCCATGTACTCGAAGTTGTGTTGTATTTAAACACTCTTACCCTACCAGCCTTGTTAAGCCCTCCACCTAACGCAGCTTCGGGGAAACCCATCGCAGCGGTAGTACCGTCGGTTGATATAGACACGGAATATCCAGCTTCTTCGTCCGCGGCATCACCCAAGAGA